CAAGGGCTCTAGCGAGTTTACTGAAGCTGAATATGTGTACTACATAGACAACCAAGTAGCCGGTAGAGGAGATAAATTCACCGTATCCAAGGCCAACATTGGAACTAGTGGTCGTGCGCTTATTACGGTTCAGGCTCTGGTTCGAGGCGAAGTAGTTGAGTTCCAGGATATTACGTTCTCAACTGTAAGTGACGGCGTTTCCCCAATCCTAACTGTCGTCCATTCTAGTAACGGCGATACGTTTAAGAACGGTATTATTGACACTCGTATTACGGCTAAGCTATATCGTAATGACGAGGAGATTGATACTGAAGGAGAAGGGTTTACTTACAAGTGGACTAAGATTTTAGCCAATGGTGTAGCCGATGAAGAATGGGCTAAGAAACCTCAGGCTAGGATGAAAGGTTTTAATCTAACTAATGCTGATGTTTTAAACCGTGCTA